CTGATTAACAATCTCCTTTACAGCAGCGAACTGACTGTACCGCTCAAGAGGAGCGAAACGAAACGGAAAAGATGCTACGCCTAGGTACTCTTTCAACTTTTCCGGTCCGCCAACGTCTCTTAAGAGTTGGTCTGGAGTGGTGGAACGGAGAAATTCGTCACCACTCAGATAAAAGGAAACTGCTTCCGCAAACTTCGGATGATGCTTAGCGTTTTCGAGCTGCATTATTGAACGTAGGGACCATAGTTCCGCAGGCCATTCATGAAATCGTTCCGAACTCATGCTACTATTAATGGTGCGGATAATAGTGCGTACCCCAACCGACATGCTGTTCCGGGTGTAATCAAGCATATGTATACGTTGTAGAAAGTGCAAGATTTCAATATTAACGTATTGCTTGTCAGCATTCATCGACATGCCTAACTCTCGAACTACATCCTCGACCTCTTCCATGTTGGGGAAGGTATCAAAGAGATATATCCCGTCGTCACCCAGGATCTCTAAGTCTTCAATCTCAACATCCAGGGACACTGATACGTACTCAATTATAAGCATATGAGCAATTGTATCAATCCAGTTGGTAAATCCCAACCCCGAGGCGACGCCATGTTCGCCTGTCCATATCTGGTCTGGCACTAGAAGTGGTATCTCGGTAAAGACCTCCAATAAGGAGTCAAGGATCGGTTCGTTATCCACTTGAAAGAACTCCATTGTTAATTCAAATGCCGCGACGATTATGTCGGTCGGTACGGTCGCATCAAACGTTGAGAAATCTCCGGACAGGATGGGTCTACTTCCTGAAGCTTTGAGTAAACGTGTGGCTGCCATATCAACATCGTCGAGGGAACCCCAAGCTGCAAAACCGGGCGAACGAGCAAGTAGGTCCAGTAGCGGACGCAAATACATGAGTTCAATCAGTATGTAACTATGAGGTGTCATCCAAACTAGACGCTGCTTCGGGGGTAGTGCATCACCGGCACTCTGACCACGAAACCCTGCTACTGCAGGTAAAGCGACATCAGCGCCAAAAGTTCCTTGAGCAAGGAGTTCTCTAGCAATATCTCCGTGCTGTCCGTAACTATCGCGCCCGTGAGTAAAGAAAGGAGCACCCCAATTAGTACTCTTCTCCGCCTCTTCAATGGAGTGTTCCAAGCTTTTCGGACGGAGTCGACGCTGGGGTCGGAGTCGATTTCGGACTCTATCAACTGCTTTTCCCAACCTGGTAGTGTCGACTGAGAGTCCTCGGTTAGCGTAGTACTCTCTTGCTCCGTCTTCTCGCTCGGACCAGGGGAGCATTGTTGAAAACGCTCCCACTTTCGTCTTCGCCTCTCTTTCGAATTCGTCAAGAGCATTAATACCTGAAGAAGGAACTTCATTTTCCCACCTTTCTATGATCTCGAGCCTATCGGCTCCATCCCACAGGGGCGAGCGAATATCCGCAGGATCTCCCGACTTCATCTTTGAGAACCAGTGGGACAAGAACCCGACTCCCGATTCTGGGAGACTCGACTGGTCGAGTTCATAGTGCGACTGTGTAAGCATCTTATGTCCTTAGATGTCGACCATCTCGAATACCCTGCTTGATACGAGATTCGCAATCGTCGTCGTCCTCTCCCTCTTTGCATTGGAAGCGGACTACGTACGAATAAGCTTTCCCGTCCTCTACAGGTGTACCTGCGATGGAAGCTATTTCGCCGGCAGTCAATCCTAATCGCTTGACGGCGTTATGTGCGGATCCTCGGTCGCTCCGAGGGCTTTCAGGTTTAACAGCTGCCGGACTTGGATCACTACTCGCGAGTGGCCCCACGACACCAATAGCTTCACCAGATCCTGGTTGATCTCCGTTTTGGAGGATCGTTGGTAACTGTTTATCTTCAGTTGAAATTTCATCTGAAGACCTCCCGTATATTGGATTTTCGAATCGGGATCGATCCGTAGGGTCAACAAAACCAGAACGGTCGATCCACATGTCCAACACGCGTCCAGATTCCGAATTGTGAGGTACATAAACGCGCTCTTCCGTGTTGTACTCTGAGAACAAACTCCGGTTAACCGCATTCTCAGCCATCATAGCATCCAAATATGGATCACTCCGCATACTGCCAGTCAGAGCACTTAACAGCCCACTAATTGAGGCTGACCCTGGCTGGGTGTAGTACATGTCGATGTTTCCATTCTCTAACAGCTGATTGTACTCACTCTTCCACTCCTCGTACAATTTAGGATCAGAAGCGATATCAGCGATATCTTTTCCATTATCCAGTACGAAGTGACGGATCAAGTTCGTTATCCCTTGTGTCCCGAGTTGGTTAGCGTCTTGAGCAAGCAAGAATTGCTGCTCGGCAACTACACTTTCGCTTCGGTACACTCCGGCTCCGAACATGTCCAAACCTTTTGCGATCGTATCTCCAATGGCACCGGCTACAGCTTGCTGAAATTGGGCTCGAGGTTTGGCATTAGCCATGGCGAACTCTTCTGTCCATCCATACTCGGCCATATTCCCGAGAGCTTCACCCAAAACTTGGTTGTGGGCGTACTCGATTACCCGATCAGCTATTGCGCCGATCCTCCTCCCCTGTCCAGAGAAAGCAGACTCCTGCAAATCCTGGGTTGCCTCGGCTGGGACCCCCGATCTGCTCGACCTACTACTGTCCATAAAGACCTCC